GGGGATGACTGCGCCGGTGGCCAGACGCGGGAGTCGTATTCTTTCTAGTGTTGGGATATTGAATCCGACGTGCCCGCCGCCCAAAATCTCAGGGAGATCAAACCCAAATGTATTAAGCTTTCCGATCAAATTATTAATGCCGTCTATGAAAAAATTGATAAAGTTTTCCACGCCATCGCACAGGGGGTTTATTACTTCATCTTTGAAGAAGTCCTTGATGGATTTCAGTTTTGGTGAAACCGTTGTGCTCCACCATTCCTGGATTCTGCTCCACCCGTTTTGCAGCCCGTTTACAATTGCGTCAATCCATGTTTGGAATGTCCCACTCGTAGCGCCCACCGAGATTCCGGCGCCCAACAAACCCGCTCCGGCGAGCACCATCATAATATTTCCGGTGGAGATGCCAAACACAATGAGGCCTATTCCCAGCAGCAGTAGCGCCGAGGTTACCCAGCCAGCGACCTTCTCCAGGCCGAGTGCCGTCACCCAATCCCTGAGGTTCCCGTCTGCGGCCGACACGATTGTGCCGAGCGAAATCATAGCCGCGCCCGCAAGCATCATAAATATGTTTCCCATCGCTGCGCCGATAGCAATCAGGCCAATGCCAACCAGCAACAGAGAGGCACCTATCCATTGTTGAATACTTGTTAGCTTCAGCACGTCCCACCAGTCTGCCAGCGTATCCTCTCCGATTATATCAGCGGCAATTCCGACAGCGAGTATTCCGGCCCCCGCAATCACCATATAAATATTCCCCATGCAGGCTCCAATGGCTACCAACGCGATTCCAGCCAATTGGATGGCCGCAGTTACATAGTCAAATACCGACTCAAGCCCAAGCGAATCTGCCCATGATGCGAGTACCCCATTTTCCTTCCCGGCCGTTATTCCTGCGCCCAAAAAACCTATGCCGGCTATCACCAGGGATACCCGTCCGAGTGCCGCCCCAAGCGCAATGAGAGATATACCCGCAAGCAAGAGCGCTACTGTAATAAATTCGCCGACATTGTTGAGTCCGAGTGTTTCAGCCCAAGATTCAATGACTCCGGTCTCGCTTCCTACCGAAACGCCGGCTCCGAGCATAACCAGTCCAGATAAAATAAGCGTCAGTCGTCCAACCGATGCTCCAATCGCAATGAGCGCGATCCCGCCGAGCATCAGCGCGGCTGTGACCCCCCCTGCGGCCTCCCCGAGCCGCTCTTTTAACCAGCTCAGGTCACCCGCTTCCGAGAAGTCTGGAGCTATTGCGCCAGAGGTGGAGCCACCACCGGACGAACTGCCTCCAGACAATTTATTTATTTCATCAAATGCTGCGAGCTGCTTACTCGTTCTTTTTGCTGCCACGCCTACTCCCTCTATAGCGTCCGTCTGGTTGTATAGATTCTTTGCCGCCTCCGAGGACTCCTTTGCCGTTGTACCAAATATGGTCGAGACCAGGCCGGATACTACCCTCACGATGTCAGTAAGCACATTCACAAATGCTGTGAACGCCGGGATAATCACATTTACCAACGGCTGGGCGAGCGTCAGTAAAGCTCCCTTCAGCCTGGCCATAGCCTCGGTCGCCCCTGAATTTGTTTTGATTACTTTCCCGGTCCACTCTCTTAACTTTGCCAGGGATTGCGTGATCAGGGTAAATACTAGCGCGCTTCGGACCACTTCCCTTAGCCTGAGCTTAAACTTATTGATGCTTTTCTGTGCGCGCTCCACTGAATCTCCCATTTTCTTGCAGTCGGTTGGAATGTTCGACAAATCCTTTGCGATGCCGCCCGCTTTATCTGCCATGGCGTCCAGCTTCTGATATGCAGGCTGCAACTTCGCGTCAATTTTGTCAATTTGCGCGACCACCTTCTCGTGCTCTGCTTCCAATTGCTGAGCCTTCAACACCGCATCAGCCTGGTCCTTGTCTGCGCCGGCGACGCCCGCCGCCCAAGCGGAGCGATAGCGGTCCACCTCCGCGCGGGCCGCTCTCATATTTTGCTCCAGCTCCTCAGCTTGCTGTACTAAAGGCGATTTTTTTGACTCCTGGTCTGATACGGACCGCTCCAATTTTTCAATTTCTTTTTTTAACTTGGAAAACTCGCGCTCGAGCTCCTTATTGTCTAGTTTGGTGCTTATGGTAATGGAGCCGTCCGCCATAAAACCCACCTCATTTTTAGAATTTTTTCGTGACTTAATTTGAGCGATATGGTAATATAATCTTGATAAGGGAGGTGCATCATGAATAAGAATCTCGTGAAGTGCAAGGCTTGTGGGGCCGAAATTGCAAAGAACGCAAACACGTGCCCAAATTGCGGGCGGAATAGAACTTTTGAAAAGCCAGGCGTTTGGATTGGGATAATTATTTGGTGCGCAGCTATTCTTTGCTTAATGAAGGCATGCAGCGTTTTTTGAGTGCATTCCATTTAAGCCGCCCCTCCGGGGGCGGCTTTTCTTTACCCTCCCCACAATCTGAGGGTCTCTTCATCCTCCTGCGTGTACTTCGTTTTCAGGTCAACCAGATTGCGGTTCTTCCGATACCAGTCCTGCTCGGTCTTGTCTAACGGCTTCCCTCTGGCCTTCTTGTCCCGTATCCGGACGATCTGCGCAAAGGTGCAGTCCCCGATCTCGTAGTAGGCCGCAATGAAGGTCCACCAGTGCATATACTCTATTGAGCGTATCTCCGTCCCTGTAACCCGGTTGATGGGGGCTACAATGTACTTAAAATCCTGCTCCCAGTCCATTAGCTTGATGTGCTGGCGCTCAGTCTCTTCCTCTCCGCAGTTGATAAACCAAAGGCACCGCTCAATGGCCTGCTGGTAGTGCTCTGCGGGCATGTCATCAAAGCTGGGATAGAATATGTCAAGCATCGTAAAAGCCTTATCCTGCTCGTCCAGCTCAGCGTCAGACATGGCCATGCAAATATCAAGCGCCGCCCGGTAGTCAGATCGGATTTCATATTCTGTTCCGTCGATATCCACCGATGTTGGGAGCAGCTCATTCCACAGGCCGCTCATTTGTGATACTTGGCGGTGTATTTCTGGATGCGCGGGTTGGTCAACTTCTGCTCGCGGGCGAAGGTAGTATCCACCTCATCCATCACCGTCAGCAGGAAGTTACACCAGACGGGCAGGCCATCCGCCATGGCATACACATTCATGCCGCCAAACAGGTCCCTGCAGACCGGACGCTCAAACACGCCGTCGATCAGCTCGCGCATTTCCTCGTCCCTTCGGCGGGCAATGTCGAATATCTCACGGTTGTCCCCAACCTTGGAAATCTCGGTCTTATATGCCTCCTGCTTTTTGTCCAAGGTGTCAAAGGCATTGAAAAGCCTCTCGACGAAGGCGCTGTCCGTGGGATTAAATGAAATGTCGCATTTCCCGTTCACTGTGAACGTGACTACACCCGTTGCAAAATTAAGTTCAGCCATACTTCCTCCTAAAAATCAGGGGCGGAAGGGATCTCCCTCCGCCCCGCGTGTTTTATTCTTCCGCCGAGAATGTGACCACTCCGGCGTTAACCGCAGCGGTGCCCTTGGTGCGGGTGCCGCCGAACGTGACGTCAATGGGCATCCCCACATTGGACGAGCCGCCAAGGCCGGACGGCTTAACCATGCAGGACGAGTATCGCTCAGCGAATACCGCCGTATTGGCCGTCCCGGCATAAGTATGGACCACAAGCAGATCGTTGTTGGTCATGGCGGCCACATCCTGGTCCTTGATCGCCATATTCCAGATTTTCACCTGCGCCGTGTCGCCCGCATCCAACTCGCAGGGGTCAAAGGTCTGGGTGATTACCGGAGATTTCATGGTAGTGTACGTCTCACCAAAGATGTCCGTCTTGGACTCTTCGCCCCAGTCGTACTCCATGCTGGAGTCCTCCACACGCTTGCCGATGCGGCTCCATGTAGGGGACTGATTGGTTCCGGTGTTGAGGTACAGGATCAGCAGCTTTCGCTCGACTACTGCACCTGCCGTGGTGTTAAAAGTTAGGTCAGCCATGGATTGTTCACCTCATTATTTTTTTGATAGATAAATTGTATTTGCACCTGATAGATGGCCTCTCCGCCCTCTTCGGCGCCCATCAGCATGACGTTGGACACTTCAAGCGAGACCGGCATGTATGGGGACGGGAGCTGCGGGAGGTCCCTGCGTTCATTTCTGCCCTCCAGCCATTGGCAAAACCCCTCCAGGAAATCATAATTGTCCTGACGGTCCACCTCGTCGCCGCCATGCTCCTTTGCTGTGAAGATGTAGCTGTTTTGGTAGGTCGCATTGCCGAGAATATCACGCTTGAGGATACCGTTGGCCGACGGCGAAAGAGCATAGCTCCCCGCCCCCATGGTAACATCGGTCAGCAGTAAATCTATCCCCTCATACTCCGCCAGATAGGACCTCAAGGCTCCAATAATGCTCACTTTACTCTACCTCCGCACATTCTGGCCGCTTGCGCCGTGAGTCTTTTGCCGTGGTCGGCCCACATGCGTTTATCCCATTCCTTGCCTCTCTTTGGGGCACCATGGTAGGTTAATTCACGATCTGAATCGTGCTTCCTCTCCCCCGTTCTGGCCCAGCAGGACCCGTTGGGAGCCAGCATGAGAACGCCGCGATACTGATAGTGGGCGTAAGGCGTGCGGTACTCTACCTGGTCATATCCAACATACTTGGTATCCTTGAGGGGGCCACTCTGCATGGGGACATAGCTGTCCATCAACCTTGCGCATTCGGTGGTAAACCACCGTTGCACAGGCCCGCCCGGCTGCAAGCCTCTCCGGCGCAAGATTTTGCCCGCGTCGATATTGCACACTACTTTCATCGCCCGCTCACCTCCAGATGGGCTAGCCCGCCAAAGTCCTTGTCATCAACGGTAGTAACCGTGAGTACGTCGTCATACCCGCTCAGTTCCTTGGCGGCGCTTCGTGTGATCTCAGTTGCGATGCAGCCCTTAACGATCATGTCGCCCGCCTGGACGGTCCAGGAGCCGCTTTTATCGGGCAGGGCATTCCATGCCTTGGGCTTCACGTAGCCCGGCAGGGAACGCGGCACGATGACCACTACACTATCCGCGGAGGCCGCCCCGGTTTTACGCAGGACGGCCCCATGGACAGCATTCCAGTACACCCCCGACAGGACGGTCCGTTTCCACCGCTCTACATTGGATGCCAGGTACTTGTTGTAGACCGTTATGGTATCGTTCATCATGCCCATTCGACTGTCCTCAACCTAGGCCCAAGGTATATCCTGGCGGCATCCAGCAGGCGGGAATTGCCGGTCCTGTTCGTACTGGAGAATGTCCTTGACCAGCTTCCCACACTCTCGCTGACCACCTCGCCGCCAGATTCATTTGTTTGCCATGCCTCTGCCACCGCGCACGTCGCCATGGCTACGTTCCTGTCATCCGGGTTGTTTGCGGAGTATCCGCCTGTGGCGTAATCCAGATAGGCCGAGGCCCTGGCGGACAATCGGTCGAAGTTTTCCTCCGAGATTGCCTCGCCAAGGTACTCGCCTCTGTAAAAAGAGTAGTCAGCGTACATGAGTTAGCCCAGGTAGCGCACGGCCAGCTCGGGGTACATGGTCTTGTATCCGTACAGGACGTCCATAGACAGCATTTCCTTCTTGTAGGTCATGTTGTAACCCTTGACAACACGGAGGGACACGCCGTTATAGGAGGTCACATAGGACTCCACGCCAGAGGGCTTGACCAAGGGACGGGTGACAAACGCGAAGGCGGAGGGGTGGAAACCAAGGTTTGCGGTGTGGCTTGCGGTCACGGTGATGGCCGCGTTATCCGATACAGAAGCCTTGAGACCGGGGTAGATCGTGATATCCTGGTCGGCGGTAGACAACTCACCAGCGGTCACGACAACATACGAATTGCCGCCCAGGGTGAACACATCGCCAACTGCAAACGCGGCAGTGAGCCCGTCTACGTGGATCGCGGTCGCACCCTTTGCGTATCCGCCGGAGTTATCCACAAGGGGTGTGCCGGTTGCGCCGGTGGTGTGCTTCTTTACGGCCTGAGACATGTAGTTGTCCAGACCCATCACGCGGCCCAGGGAACCCTCACGAAGGGCGGTAGTGGAGCCGGATTTCTCGGCGTTCACGATGGCGGGAATGGTGACCAGTTTCGCGTCAGCAGCAGTATCCCAAAGGGCATACCGGGGAGACACGGGCACCTTGTTCTCGTTCAACTTCTCGCGCACGGACGCGAGGTCGTCCAGGCCGTCCGGGGTGGTTCCAGCGGTGCCTCCGATGTAAGGGATGTCCTTGTAGAGCTCCAGGCCGTCGGAGTTAATCTTCTGCGCCAGCGCTACGGCGGCGGGCTCCAGGAACTGGCGGTTGAGGTCGTTGATGTTTACCGCGCCCTGAATGGCGGTGATCTCCACGTCCACGGTGGCGATCTTATCCAGCTTTACGGGGACGGAGGTCTCGGTGATATCCTGAGCGGTCACGCCCTGGCTCTGGTCAAATTCCTTGGCCTCAAGGACGACGGGCTTGCGGACCTGGATGGTGTCGCCGAGGTTGCGGGAGAAGTCGTTGGAGAAGTCCTTGTGGATCAGGTTGGGAAACACAAGGTTCTCCAGCAGCCGGGGCAAGGTGTTGCGTGCGATCTCCTGGATTGTAATAAAGCTATTAGGCATTTTTCATTACTCCTTTTTCATAATTGCGGCGTAGTATTCCTCGTCTGTCATTTTGCTGTAGTCGGGTTCACCGCCGGGGCCATGGGGAGCACCGCTGTTGAGGCGAGGGCCGCCCTCATCGCCAAACAGGAAGGCGTTCTCCGTTGCTACCGCTTCCACGGCAGCCTTGATGTCTGCATCACGGTTTTTGCTGGCCTTGAGGGCTTCCATGTCGAGCAGGGCCCTAACCGCCTTCGCGTTTTTGGCCTTTGCGTCTCGGAGGGCAGACTCAATCTTTCCGTCCAACTCTAAGCCGTCCAGCTTGGCGGCGTGGTCCTTCTCGGCCTGCTCATACTTGGCCTTCCAGTCCTCAGACGCCTTCTTAATGCCGTCGATGTCCATCGCCTCAAAGCCCTCGATGGTCTTTTTTGCCTCCAAAAGCTGACCTTGTGCGGTTTTCAGTTCTTCGTTTTTGGCATTGAAGTCTGTCCTGGAGACAAACCCCTTTCCAATTTCAGCAGATACCTTTTTGTCGATTTCCTCAGTGTAGCTATCACCAAGGATGATCTTCAGCCATTCCAACATGTTCTATCCTTTCTGCCGCTGTCCTTTTTATCGGGCCAGTCCCCGCTCTGCGGCCCCCGTATTGTTCTCCCCGGGAAGGGTTAAAAATGGTATGAAAAAACCGCCGTGTGGCGGCTTAGTCAACGATTAACCAGATACATAATTGCGGCTATCGCCAGCACAAGTATCCAGGCGCAGAACTTCGCCATGAGATATGTTTCGATAGTCATATCCGTTCCCTCTCGTACTGTCGCTTTAGCCCGGTCTGCGACAAAAAGTCCCGTTGCACCTCTTGCCAGTGCCGCACCCTCGCGGCGCTTTCCGCCGGGTCCTGCCCGGCTGCGGCCATGGCGGCCTTTTCGCGCTTCCACCGCCGGACTTGGCGTTCGATGTATCTCTGCCGTTGCGTGGCCTCGTACTCGGTGATCTTCTGGCCGTTGTATGTGTACTTCGGCGCATTCAGCTCCGCCAGCTCCCTCTTGGTATAAGCCGGCTCGCTAAAGCCTTCGATGAATGGGAAAAAGCTATGGCGGCAATTCCAACCCCCGAGCCCTGGCCCAGTGCCGTACCCAGTCTTTTCTACCAGCGATGGATACTTCCGGTGCGTCCCACTCCTGGAGTAAACCTTCCCCTGCCATGCGCTATGGTCGGCTACTCCGACTCCGGTGCGGGCTCCTGCGTGAGCGGTGACCTCCACTAAGTCGCAGCCCATCTCGTCGGCTAGGGTCTCCGTCATCTTCAGCGACGCCTGGTTGATGCCGGTCAGTACCGCCCTGCGGACCGCCACATCCATGTGATCAACATGTCCGCTTGGGTATCGGATGGATGCAAGCCCGTCTCTGGCGAGACTCTTGACCGCCATGCGGGTGGCGTCTTGGTGGGAAAACGCGCCGCTGCTCACCTGCATCCACGCACGATCAAGCGCTTGCTCAAACTGCTGCGTGGATGTGTTGGCCGTGGTCCTGGTGAGGTTTTCAAATAGTCCCATAGTGTTCTCCATCCCTGCCCTCATGACCGCTTGCAGGGCTGGGGACGCAGCAAGAGGGGGCGGGTCAAGGCCGGACTCCTTGTAGACGTTGCTGTCAAATCTCAATGACTTAAGTCCGGACCGCTCCATGATGCTCCTTATCTCATCTTCGGTTTTGTTGGTCATCGCCGCCAGGGCCTTAACGATATAGCTGTGGTAATTCCCCATCTCGATCAGCTTCTGATACTGCCACTGGGCCGCGGGGATAAAGTCGTCAAAGGCGGCAATCCTGCGGGCCATATACTCCAGGGCGTCTATCTCGGCTTGGCTGTATAGCTCCACCATCCGCGTCGGGAGCCGCTCTATCTCTCGGGGTTTCAGCATATCTTACTCCCCCTTGAATCCCATCCATTCATCGTTCGTTTTCTTCTCGGAGAGGATCTTCTTTGCTTTATCCTCCGTTTCGCCGCGCCATTTCACTCGGTACTCCCAGTCCATCATCAGGCCGTCTCTGACCTCCTGGAGATCCCGCTGGCGCTCCGACTCCTTGTCGATGATATAGGAGTCCTCAAACTGCACGGACACCTTTGCGTCTGGATTGACCGGCTGCCCGCAGAACTGTTTACCAGCATAAAGAATAGCCCGCACCAGGGCCTTAAGAAACGCCTCTATGGCGATGTAGTGCTTGGCTGCATTCTGGATCAGTTCCTGCTTATCGCCGGTGTACTGGGTCGCTGTTACGATGCTGGTGCCGTTGAATTGATAGTGCTTTGTCCCAAGGCCCGTCTTGAATGACAAATAGTCAAGCTGGGACTGCACGCCCTCCTTGTTCTCAGCCACCCGAAGGGCCGGGTTGAACTCCTGGAGCATTTTGTTGGCGCCGTTGCTGTCAATGAAATCGTCCCCGGTGACCATAAACAACTGCTGGGCCACATCGTCAGGCGTGATGGTGTTCCCATCTACGTCGGTTTTTGTCAGGTCCCTGTTGACAAACACCTTCTTACCGCCCAGCTTGAAGTCTCGGCAGAAATTGTTGAATGCCAAATCCACACCCGCCAGATTGTCCATTGCGTTCGCAAACACCGAAATGCCCAGCGCTGTGGACTCGTCCACGTTATTGACAATGTTTGGCGCCACGATTGCGAACATGGGGATATCGCTGCCCGTCCGGATCGTCGGTGCAACGCCTGGCGGAAGTGGTTCCTCCGTCAGCCCGCCTTTACCCTCCTTGAAGTAGCGATTTGTGATGACGTACTCTTTCCCCTCCAGTGTGTGGGTCTCCAGGTAGATGTATGTATCGCCATGCTCCAGCACCTCGGAGGCAAATGCCACGTCGATGATTTTGCCATTGCGTACCGTAATGGGGACGATACACGCAGCCGGGAGGAACTCCATGCCGACCTTCGCCTCGGAATCGCCGACCACCGCATCTCCGGATAGCTTCATGCCGTTCATGCGGAGCACAACTGCCCCCGTTCCAGATGCAAACGCCTTCTCCACCAGCTCATTCCCGCGCTTCCAGAAGTCGTTTGCGCCGAACACTCCGCCGGTCCCATCTTCATCGCCAGGACCCTGGACGAACACGGATGAGGCAGCGTCGTCAATTGTGATTCGGGTCTTGTCGTTCAGTAGGATGGATGCCCAATCCTCGCAGACCTTCTTGCCCATTTTTAGGGTGTACAGCTTGCGCTTGAGCTTTTTCCCGTCCACCGCCGTCTCCACGAACTCGTGGAACGGCTTGTAAAACCCCCTCCACCAGCACATCCAATCCTGAATGTACTGGTAGTATCCAGCGGACAGATTCGTGCCGCGCTCTTTGTTGATGTAGTCGACCAGTGTTGCAATGTTCACGGTCTCACCTCTTGTCCGGTAGGAGCTGCCGCATGAACCGCTCCCACGAGTATTCGAAAGCATCCAGGATATCAATATCGCTGGAGAAGTTGTCCAGGCGCACGTCCTTGCCCTTTTCGGCCTGGTCCTTATCCCACACGGCGCTCTTTAGGCCATCAGACACAAGATTGCACCCGTTCATCAAAAACAGCCTGTCCAGGTTGAGCAGAGTGCTTGTGCAATAAATGCGCTGCGTGATCTCGTTTTTTGCGGAGTCCCCGAACTGTATACCTAGCCCTGCCGCATTGCTGGCGCGTCTCATGCCATTGATGAGGTATTGCGCCTCACTGTCCGCAAAACAGTATTTGACGCGCGCGCCCGGGTACTCCTGTTTGAGCCTTTGGATAAACCCCACAAACTCACGATTTACCTTGTCGGAGTCGATGTCGCCCTTTTGCCCTTCGATGTGGTAGTCTCGGAGGACGGTCAACTTGGAGAATCCCCTGTGCACCGCGGTCGCAACAAAAGTTGTCAAGGACCTGTTCCCGCCGAAGTCAACGCCGACAGACACAAAATCGATCCCAGAGCAGAACCGCTTGAAATCTTCGCCCTCTGGCTTTTTCATTGTCCAGTGGTCCGGATCGTCTGCGAACTGCCTGTATATAATCCCGTCCGCCACCACCCACTTACCGAGGATAAAGCGGTCGTAATAGACGCCTGTGTATTCTTTTTTAAGCTGGGATACATACTCTGGGTCGAGCGAGGCATTATCATCAATTAAAAATTTCATGACTAGCATGTCCAGCTCGCCTTGACGCTTAATGTATTTTTCCATCAGCCAGTGGTTCGGGTTATCTGGGTTTGTGCTCCCAAACAGCTTCGCCCCCGGCATAGACAATCGGGAGAGCAACATTGCGAAGAAATCCTCGGTGAACAACGTGAGCTCGTCGCACAGCGCACCCTGGAGTGTCATGCCTCGGATTTTGCTCTCGGCCCTGGAGTCATTTACGCCTTCTAGATAAACCAACCGCCCAAACAGTCGAGCCTCTTTCTTCGGGAGGCTGTATGTAAAATTCTTGCTTCCTACCAGCCTCTCCAGTAGGTCAAGGCAGTTTCGTCGGAGGGACGTGAGCGTCTTGGCTACCATGAGGTATGATGCGTCCTTCGGCATCGTCGCCACCCAAAACGCCCACAGCACGAGGCTGATCCATGTCTTTCCCGATCGAACGGACCCCTCAAGTATGTTGATGCGCCGCAGCTCGTTCTTCTGCCACATCCGCAAGAGTTGCCTTTGCTTTTCGCCGTACTTAATCATCTTTCAGCCCCGCGATTAGTTCTGTCAGGTCTCCATTCTCGTTGGGCG